AATACAGCAAGGCAGTGTCTTTGCTGCAGATGGCGCAGGACCCCCGCAAGGTAATCCCGGCTATCCGTGACCTTTACAGCCGCATGAACCTCGGCGCACGCGCAGCTTTGACTCGCGTGATGACGAACGACTTCATCGTGGAAATAACCGGGCGAGATGTTCCCGAGCTGCGCAACACCCACAAGTTGATGCAGAAAATGAGCGGCATGACTGAGACGCTTCTCAAGGGTGCGGGTGATCTGACCAACGACATCTCTCGTGCATTCCGCAAGGACCCAACCCTGCGCAAGAAGCTGGACAGAATCACGCACATGGCTACTCTCGCCGAGTACGACCCAGCGGACAAGTCCCAGACTGTTCGGAACAAAGACCTCGATGCGCAATACGCTGCACTCGGCCCAGAAGGTCAGCGCATTTACAACCGCGTCAAGCGCCACTTTGAGATTCTGTCGAACACCTTCTCCAAGTTGCTTGATGACCAAATCACACAGTCGGGTCTGCCAATCGCGGAGCAGGCCAACCTGATCAAGAAGATCAGGGCGATATACGAGACCGGAAGCAAGATCACTCCGTACTTCCCGCTGGTGCGCCGTGGGGATTTCTGGTTGTCGATCGGCACAGGCGAGACTCGCAAGTTCTTCATGTTTGAAAGCATGGGCGAGCGTGACCGTGCGATGCAAGGGTTTGCCGACGAGAAAGTGAAGCAAAAGCCCGGTGAATCGGATGCTGCGTTCCAAAAGCGCCGGGCCCGGAACATGGAAGACTTGCTGGAGTCGGAAGAGTTTGTGTACGGCAACGACATCAGTGCCCTGCGCAAAACCACAGTCGGCAACAGCCAGCTTCTGTCTGGTGTGTTTGCCGAGATTGACAAGACCGGGGCCAAGACTGACTTCACCCCAGAAGCCAAGGAACAGCTCAAGGATGCGGTGTACCAGCTCTACTTGCAGACAATGCCCGAGCAGAGTTTCCGCAAGCAGTTCATTCACCGTAAGGGCTTCGCTGGTTTCCGCACCGACTTGCTGCGCAACGTGGCCGACACGACCACCAAGATGGCAACTCAGCTTGCCCGGATCAAGTACGCTCCCCTGCTGCGCAACTCGCTGTCTCAGGCTCGTGACTCGATCAAGAACCGCCCAATATATGAGCCCTACGTTGCCACCTTTGAGCGACGTGTGTCTGATGAACTGTCGGTGGGCGAGCTATCCTTTGGCGAGAAAATCGCAGCTGCGCTCAACAAGTTCTCGTTCATCTTCTATCTGGGCGGTATCTCCTCGGCGGTACTCCAGCCATTGAGCTTGTTTCAGACTGGCATCCCCGTGCTTACAAAGTACGGTGTCGGCAAAGCCTACGCCGAGATGGGCAACATGCTCAAGGTGTGGAACGAGTTCGGTGTGATGAAGAAAAACGCCGACGGCACCTTCTCTTGGGCACCTCCATCTATTGAAAACGTCACCCGCAGCGAAGATGAGCGCCGCGCTATCAAAGACATGATGGGTCGTGATCTGACCACTTCCACATACGCACGCGATGCGCTGGGCTACAAGGCCACGCCGACCGACGATATTCCCTCACCCAAGGTGCAGTTTGCCAAAGACACTGTCAGCGCACTGGTGCTCGGCGGGTTGATGCACTCGACTGAACGTATGTCTCGTGAGGCCATGTTCCTTGCAGCGTACCGACTGAACCGCAAAGCAGGTCGGGATCATGAGACCTCGGTGGACAACGCTGTCTACGATACCAACGAAGCCCTTGGTAACTACGGCCAGTACAACCGCCCTGACTTTATGAAGGGCGCTCCGGGCAGAATTCTTACGCAGTTCATGATGTACCCGGTGTACATGACCCTGTTCTTGGGTAGGAACTTTGTGGAGATGGTCAAGCCAATGAACGGTCGCACTCGGTTTGAAGCGGCCAAGAAGTTCTTCGGCACTATGGGCCACACATGGGTGCTCGGCGGCGCAGTCGGCTTGTGGGGTTTCAGCACAGTCATGGGCTTGCTCGGCGCGATGTGGAACTCCCTCAAGGATGATGAGTGGCCCGAGGAAGTCAAGAACATGAGCTACGAGTTGTGGTGGCGCACTGTCTGGCTCAAGGAACAGCTTGGTGGTACTCAGATTGCTGGATACGATCTCGCCGACGTCATTGAGCGCGGCCCTGTCAACGCCATCACAGGTGTGGACATCTCCAGCCGTACGAGCCTGAACAACATGTGGCTGCGCGACACCAAAGAAACTGCAACCACACGCGAAAGCGCCATAGCTTTGGCAGTGGAGAAGGCTGGCCCATCCGCCAACATGATCTTGTCTCTTATCGACTCGTACGATGCGTTCATGCAGGGTGACTACAAGAAGGGTGTCCTCAAAGCCGCCCCTGCTGGTTTCCGTAACTGGATCAACGCAGCTAATTACTACGAAGAGGGCGCAAAGGACAACAAGGGTGCGGAGATTCTGTCTCGCGATGCGTTCACCACAGGCGAGTTGATCTTCCAAGCTGTCGGCTTCCGCTCAGACCTGCTTGCGAATACGCAGTACGTGACCTTCAAAGTCATCGGCCTTGAGCAGAAGATTTTGAACGAGCGCACCAAGATCATGAATCAGATCGACCGTGCGTACCGGGAGAAAGACTTCGATGCCTACACCGAATACTACGGTGATATGCAGAAGTTCAACAACAAGTACCCCACGTACCAAATCACGACCGACAACCTTGTGGACTCGTTGGAGCGCAAGCAGGAGCAACGTGCCAAGTCTTTCCGAGGCATCACGTTGACCGAGAAGAACGTAGGTCCATTCGCGGAGACACTGCTCCCATCCCGACTTGCGGCAGACAAGCGGGAAGAAAAGAACCGCCAGAAATGAAAAAACCCCCCGGCGCAAACCGGGGGGTAACAGGAAGAACCAACTATCAAGGAGAAACCGCTGGATCATCAACCAGCGGCCCAAGTGTAATTTATACGCGCCAAACGCGCAAGCCCTTGATGCCCTCCTCGACCACCACTTTGCTGATGGTCTTGATTTTCAGGCGCTTGGTGACCACGGCCAGTGTTTGTCTGGCCGCTTCATGGTCGATGCAGGGTACAAAAAAGGAGTACCCCTTTCGGAACTTCTTCCAGTCAATCTGGAACGCTACCGTTTCGATCTTCATCTGCACTCAGTTGTACGTCCACTTGCAAAAACTCTGAAGACGAGGCGTCGAACTTCAGCACTCGGACGGCGGGGGACACCATCTTCATACCTTTCGACATCCGCTTGTTCATAGCCTCGGTGTAGCAACCCAGTTGCTGGAGCTCCTTGAGGGTGCCCTTGTAGTTGATCTGCTGACGTACGCAGAAGTCTTTGAACGCTTTGGCCGCAATGTACAGCTCTTTGGTGTCGGGCTCGTAGCGGATCATCAGCTCACCACGGGGCTCCAGCAATGGGAGTGCCGATAGATTGCTCCGGGCATCCACTTCACCGTTGACCACCAGCGCATTAGAGATGTGTGCGTTGATGAACTCGCCGACTGCTGTGATTGGCGATGCCTGTGGGGGCTTCACTTCTTGGCGCATTTCGCTCAGCATCTTCTTGAGCCACTCGTAGACGGCCTTCATGTCGAAGTCGTGCAAGCCGAGGCTCTTGGCGATCAGGCCACCAGCGATGTTGCAAGCGGCAACACCAGACCAGAAACGCTCACGCTGGGTGAACTGAATTTCTTTGTCGATACGGGCCTGAACTTGGCGCATCAGATCGACTGCTTCCTCTTTGTTGTTCACCAGCCATTGGGCGTAGGGCTCCATTGCATGGCCGTAGTTCTCCCGCAGTTGGTGGTCGAACATCTGCTTGCCGTGCTCCATCGAGATGATGTTGTTGTGGTCCACCCTGTACTCAAGCAGACGCATCGACTCACCATCCGGCGTACTCTTGGATACCCCGAGCTTTTCGTAGAAGCTGGCGTTGGAGGAGCAAAGGCTGATTCCCTGCCATTTCGTGTTGTTGACGCGCAGCGTGTTGGTCGAGCCGTTCATCTTGTCTTTGCCACGGCCTTGGCTGATGCTGTACGACAGATCGGAGAACTCCATGCCGCTCATGTTCGTGATCTCGTCAATCGTGTTGGCGAGGTTGTTCATCACACCGAGTCGGTGAATCTTGGCGTTGAACGTGTCCTTGAACATGGAGGTCAGCTCTTTCGGCTGGCCGCTCACGCTGTTGCACATGTACAGGGCTGTGGACTTACCCGAGCCTGACTCCGGGGAAATGATGTTGATGATCGCGCCTTCCAAGCCGGTGAACTTGAGCAGTGGGGAGCCGAACGCTGTGAGTGCGGCAAATGCGTGGGGCTCCATCCCCGGCAGGGCGTAGAGGTTGAACACTTCCTTCCACTTGTCGAAGTCACCTTTGACGTGAATCTTCTCAGCGGCGTCTTTGTTGGTGCTGGAGGGTGGGCTGTAAAACACACCGTCCTTGGTGATCTCACGGTCGCCGAGTATGAACTTACTGTCCGCATCGGCCCATCCAAATTGGGTTCTCATGGTTTCTGCCTTTTTTACGTACTGCAAATTTTTGATGAATGCCACAACAAACGAAGCAAGGTTCTCGTACTGTTTGTGGTGCGCCATGACCCCGTGGTGGGCCAACTGCTTGCGCAGATCATCTTTTGCGGAAATGGATGCTGTGGAAATACTGAACTCGCGCACACCATCGTGCGGCAGGTGCAGTCGGAATAGCGCAACTTCCCCAACCTCGGGGTCTTTCATGCGCTTGACCACGTACAGGTCGTGTTCGTACACCAATGCTGGTTCGTCTTCTTCCTCGCTGGCTCGGCGGTAGATGCCACCCTTTGCGCCACGGAAGAATGGGAACGGATACTCGGGTATGTGGTAGTGCGTTTCTTCGCCAGTCTCTTCGTCGGCAACCACAAAGTCGTTGTCGTCCGGGTCGGCTTCCTCGATCTCCATGCCGAGCACGATCGGTGATTTGATCTTGCCCTTGTGTGGACAACCATCGCACCCAGTTGGATTCAGCTTCGCAAACGTAGCGCAGTGGTGTGGGCCACCCTTGGCGCGGAGCTGTGCAAGTTTTTGGTCAACTTGAGCGGGGTCATACTCAGGGTGCCCTTTGGACATTTTGTGCGCAGAGGCATCGCCATCGGAGCAAAACGCCGCGATCGACAAAGCAGAACGCCATAAGGGTTCTTCAATAGAGGCTTGGTTCTCGAAGCAATTCAGCAGCTGTTGGCAACCGTCACCCTCGGCGGACCGAAGCATGATGGTCTTGAACTTCTTGACCTTGTTGCCCATCAGGGCCTCCATCATCGGGCTCATCGAGCGCGGGATGAAGTCGGGTACATCGTCTTTGGGTTCAGGTGCGCCGAGTAATTCTTTGAACTGCTCGTACGTCAGGCGCTGTGTTTTCTCATTAAGGACTGTTACCAGCTTGGGTTCGTCCTGCTTGAAATTAAAGGTGCCGGGGATGCGCAGAACACGCGAAGCCTCAAACACTGAAGAATCAACGATCAGCCCTTGCTCGACGCACAACTCACGGAGTCGGTTGGCAAGTGGTTCCCAATCGCGGCGGGTAACTACTTCTTCGAGTAGCCAGTAAGCGTGAATCCCGTAACCGGAACTCACCAGAATCGGTCGTGGCATGCCAACGGCCATGCAAAACTTTTTGAACTCGGCCAACCCAATGTCTTGGGTCAGATAGCCTTTGATGACACCCTTCTCGTCTGGGACACCCTTGGTGGGGCCGCAGTCAATGTCCATCCACAGTGCGCGGAAGTACGTGGCGTTCTCATGTGTCCTGTTGTTCAGTGGGCCATATTTGGCGCAACCAAAATACGCATCTATTTTGCGGCGGACAAACTCAGCGGCTATCGCATCGACTTCTTCTCGTGTATCTGCAAAGCGTTGGTCTGGGTAACGACCGTATCCGAAAACACAGTACCGCCCTTCCGTGGGCAACACGGTGTCGAGTAGGTCAAAACTGGACATGTTTATTTCTGTTTGTTGCGGCGACGCTTGATACTGCGCATGAACTTCTCGATGGCGGCGTGAGTGTCTGGGTGGGGCACGGAGTCCCCTTTGAACCAGTTGTAAACGGCCATGCGACTAACTCCAAAAGAATCAGCAACATGGCTCACGCTTACGCCTTCAAGAATACATACACGGCCCAAGGCTACGCCCAGAGACTTGATGCTGGCCTTTTTGTTGGCGTACACCAAGTTCTGGCTGTAACCATAGCTCATGCTTACTCCTCGTCAGTCCATGCGGCGACCACAGAACCCAAGTCCTTCTTTGCAGTCGGAGCGGGGGCTTCAGCTTTCTTGCTTTCGCGCTTGGTGGGTTCGGCCACAGCATCGGCAACTGTCACAGGTGCGGCGGCTTTGGGGGCAGGTGCTTCCAGCTTTGGGGCACGGCCAGACGCATCCGCTTGGTACGGAGTCATCAAGACCATCTTCTGCACTTCGGGCTTTGCCGCCACTACGCTGGTCACAGCGTACTCAGCCTTGTTGATGAAACGCGCAGGGGTGAACAGCACCGACTGGTTATCGTTTTCTTCGTTGAAGCTGATGGTGGTGACAACGTAGTCCAAGCTCTTGCCGTTGTTGGCGAGGTACTTGGTGTAGTTACCAAAGGTGTGGGTGTTGTCGGCAGTGCTGTCGCCGAACAAAGACTTGGAGGCCAAGTTCATTTGGTAGATTTCACCTTCCAGCGAAGTACCAAAGTCTTCTTCCAACACCATCGCAATGCGCTGGCTGTAACGGCAAGCCTTGGAGTTACCCATGCCCGAACCTTTGATGTTCTGAGCGCAGGTGTCGCAACGATCGGATTGCGCATTGGCTGAACCTGCGTCCGGGACATTGCCGTCATTGCTGAAGCAGTCGGGTGCGGTCGGCTCGGCATCGGGAGTCCACTGCTTTGCGTAGAAGATGCGGCCAACTTTGGGGGATGCGTTCACGATGATGGCATTGAGATTGCCTTTCACCTTGCCCATTTCCTCACCGCCGACTACCTTGCGGAAGATGCCGTTCTTCGGCACGATACGTTTGACGCCGGTTTTACCAGCGAGGGATTTTGTAAGATCACTGACACCTGCTTGTTGCAGAAAGTCGGGGAGGTCTTGATTCAAGAGTGTGATATTGCTCATCTTAATTTCCTTTGGAACGTCTAACAACCACGGAGTACGAATTTTCCACGTTGACCCCGATGGGGAACGTGTTGGGATTCTCGGAAAGAAACTCTTTCAGGTGTGTCTGATGAAGTCTCTTTTCCAACAGGCCAAACGCATCGTGTTCTTTGATGAACTGATACATCGAA